TAACAAACCATCGTGTGTGGTGAGAAGAATAAGAAATATAAATTGTGGCATTAGTAGGAACTGCCGTACTAAATTGATTGTATACTAATATATTATCGACGCCATAAACTAAACATGTAGCACTACTATTAGCAGGAATTCCCCCACTAGGAGCAGTAGTATAAGCCACACCTGGAGCATAATTGAAGGAATACCAAGTTCTACCTAAAACGGGGGTTAGGTAAACATATTCATTTGTAAGCACCCACTGTGAGCTTCCTAAATCTACAGCGTATTGTGCGGCAGGATCGGTATAAAGATGAGTATCAGCAGGATCAACACTAGCGAGGAACGTACCATCTGGTTGACTTTTTAGTAATACCCACGAATAAAAAAATTGTCCTTCGCCGCTACTTCTTCCTAATATTTTAGCTGGTATTAAACTAGAGCCACCAGAAAAATATTCAAATACATAATAATCACCAGCATAGGCAGGACGAAGAAAAACATTACTCCCATAAGGTATCTTGGGATCTACACCAGGAACGCTCTTAGCTTCAATGGCGAAATCAATACCAGAAGCAAGACCTGTTTTCAAACCTTGCGAACCATCATCTTCTTGCAGTCCTTGATTGTTGATGCCACCAGGAAATAATTGTTGCCAAGAGTAAAGTGTATAATTGGTAACTGGGTCTAAATAACTATCTTGTATTTGTCCCCAAAAACCATCAGGAGTATTTTGGTACTGTGCATATTGCGAACCGATACCCCTTTGCATATTCTCTACATAGCGAACTGCTGACGTTACTCTTTTTACGCCACCAGCATCAAAACCAAAACCATTATCATCTATCATAACAACACCGATAAATCAGCCACATTGTAAATATCAAAATTAAGCATTAAAGGCTCCTGACCAATAGGAATAGGATTGCCGTCGCCATCGAGACACACAGGTTCATTGCACACTTGCCCCCCAACGATAATGGGAACTAGCTTGTCAATAAATGGGTTGATTTGTTTCATACCTGTTGCAATTCTTTTCAGTTGCCAGCCTATTGGATCAAACTGGAAGGAAACCGTCTTGCTCCAATACGTACCCCAAATTGGATCATCAACGACTTCATTAACTTGCATACCCGCAAATTTAACGGTCTTTGGTGGACCCCCTAAGAAAGTAGATTTGTTTAAGCAATCCCGAAGGTTATAATATTTTTTCCCATCAAATGTCTGAATAAAATTTTGTATGCTAACTTCAATTCTTGAATCGTCGCACATCGTTTGATTTTGCCAAGGTAGTTGATTTGTTGAGAGGATTTTTTTTCCCTTGATGTCTTCCCATATTTCTTTCTGAAAAGTAGTGGTACTCCAAGAAGTAATACTATCACGCTCCCACGGTGCAAGAGATATTTGTTCCATACCAGTTGCCCAAGAAAGAGATAAATCCCAGATATAATACAGCGTCCCGCCTTCTGTGCTAGTTGCTGTTAACCTTGCTGTTTTGCTTCTTAGGGTACAATCATTATCGTCAGGATACGTATCTGTAATTGAATAACCAAGACAATCACGCACCGCTGCCGAAGACGACCCGCTATCAGCTATTACTTGATAAACATCTTCATATGTTTTTAGCGTAGAAACGTCTTGCGAAGCCGTCATACCTTTTATTAGTGTTGAAATAATTGCCAATTTTCTCCTTAGAACTGTGCTATTTTTGGAATTTGCGGTTTCATATTATTCAAGGCTTGTTGTATCTCTCTCAACTCAGTTAATTGGTCCCTATTGATGGCAGCAACCTTATCGATAGGATCACTACTTTCCGTGCCAAAAAGCTGACGCAATGTTGTATCTCTTGCTGCTTGGGTGCCATAATCTGCACTCTCCGCAAACATAGGACCACCATTAAACTTTTTATTTAATTGAGCAGTTCCCATTTTTAATTGTTCACCAGTAATATCGTTATTATCAAAAGCCTTCTGCAATTCTGATAATTTTTTTGTGTAGTCTTCAAAAGGTGTTTCAAAATCCAGACCAAGTGATTGTCCAAACTTTTGCTGTATATCTTTCTGTGCCTTCTTAAAATCTTTATTGGTGAAATCATCATTATTCATCATAAACTGTTTTAATTGGTCACTATCTTTCTTAAACTTTTCAAAAGGCGAGTCTACTTCCACTCCCAACCCTTCTAAAAATTCTTTCTTCATCTTCTTTTGTTGTTTTCTAAAATCATCATTAGCACCAGCCCCAGCACCCATAGCCTCACGTAGTTTATTTAATTCAGTAATTAATTTTTCGATTGGTAATTGTGTATCTTCAAAAGCTTTTTTTCCTATGGCTTGAAATTCTTCCATTTGTTTTTTGCCGAAGTCTAACTCTTCCATTTGTTTGGCTTTTGCTCTGAACTCATCGATTTGTTTTTTAAAATCTTTTCCAAATAACCAATTCCCAGAGTCACTACCATCAGGTTGGAAAAACTTTTTAAAATCTAAACCTGCTTCCTTCATCATGGCGGCGACTTTTTTATTTGTTTCATCCAAACCATAAATTTCAATATCAAATTCAAGTTTGTCATGTGATTTAAAAAGGTCTTTGCCAAATTCGACTTGTGCTAGTTCTTCAGCAGTTAATTTTGCTTTCGCCAATGCTTTATCTAATTCGAGTGCTTTAAATTTTGTTTTTTGTACAAATTCTTGCAACCCACTACCTTCTGCGCCTCGTCCTAATGCCTTAAAGCCTTGTGTTAAAGACCCTTTTGCTAGGCTTGCAAGATCGTTAGCGGCACCTTTAGAAGTTTTGGCAAGCTCTATTATTGAATCACTTGCTCCAGGCAACATGGCGGCTAATTCAATGGGTGCAGAAATCATCTTTGCACAAGCGGCACCTATACCCAACAAGGGAGCAGCAAGGAGCCCTAATACAGCAATAAAGCCATTGGCAGCGTTAATCGTAACATCTAAACCAAAAGCCACCCCATCAAGAGTGTCGGTTGTTATTGTTCTGAAGTCACCCATTGATTTTGCCCACTTCAATGTCTCTTCAACGGCAGCAGAAATCAAAGGGGAAATAGTACCTGCAAGGATTATTTTCAAACCATCTAAAGCAAAATTCATCTGGTCGAATTTATCGTTTGCATCTCCAATTCTCTCAGCGTCAAAAGCACTGAATACAGCACCGAGTTCCTTGGCTTCTTTTTCTAATTTATTTAATTGTTCAGCATCAGCAAGTAAGTAGGGAAGTAAACCACTAGCCCCACGGCCCGCTAATTCCATTGCTACAGCTAACTTTTGTCCGTGCGTTGGAAGAGTATCAATACCAGCCTTCAATGCCTTTAGCTGAGCAACACCATTATCAAGAGAAGCTAAGGCGTTGTTGTCTAGTTTAAGAACGTCATTAATTGTATTTTTTGACGACCCAGTTGCTAAGTTTTTTTGGAGTTTTATAAGGCTTGGAATAATTGCTTCCATGTCTCCGCCCAAAAGCTTCAATTGATACCTGAGCAAACTATATTCCTCAATTGTGGTGGAAATTTTAGCAGCTTGGTCTTGTAAATTATCTGCAAGCTCCAGTCCGTCCTTAACCATTCCAACAAGTGTTTTACCAGCTTCAATGCCTAAGTTAAGGAATCCTTTTGCCATATCGCCAACGGCTGAAACGGCACTTGTAGCCATATTGCCCATGAATACGCCAATACCTGCTGCACCACCACCGAGCAAGGCTAATGAACCAAGAGAAGCCGATACCGATGATTGAATAGAACCTGCAAAAGAACTAACTAAGTTGTCACCTTCTTTTGTTGCTTTTGCTAGTCCATTTGTATCTGCTGAAAAACGAACTGCTATATCTCCGATTACGGCCATCATTCTCCCAATTGTTGCCAAAAAAAACGGTAACGTACTATAATAATGTTATAGTATTTAGGAGATTTATGAAAAAAAAGACATACAAGAAATCAACGAGACAAAGATTACGTAATAGATGGAGAAATATGCACGAACGTTGTTACGATGAGAAGAACCACGTTTGCCAGCGACTCAAACGAGGTTGGACACCCGAAGAAGCTATTCAACCTAGCACTCATTGGAACGCTAAGGCTTAGTCGGGAACAATAATCTTTCCTACTTGTTGCTCAGCTTTTATTAACTGCTTGAAAAAATCAGAGCCATGACGCCCAGGAATTTGCACGGCATCAACTTTCCAAGGCAAACAATCAACTATATCAACAAACTTTTTGCAATTAAAACCAGCATTATGAATTGTTGCCATAAGACGAGCATTGCCCCACCACTCGCTATACAATGGTTCTATTTGATTCATAGCGATTGTTTCAGCAATATCGTCGTGGGTCCAGTTGTCTTTGATTACAGAAGGCGGTAGGCGATAATAACGGGACAGTGTTTGAATCCATTTTTCTATAGGATCAGAGTTTATTCGCTTTTTTTTTCTTCAATCACTTCTGCTGTTATTTTCTTGTTGTAGTCCAAGATTGTTTTCTGGATTTCGTTCGCATATTCTAATTCCAGATTGTTAAGTTTAGATATATCTTTTTCAGTGTAAAGAGCTTTTCCGTTTTCATCCACAACGGCTTGAATCACTAGTTGAGCGAAGCCATTGGTGGTTTTTGTTTCTAAATGTAAATACTCACCAACAGATATTTTGCGAACGTAAATTACTTCGCCATCACTTAATGTAAAAGCCTGGAAAGTTCGTGCTTTGTTTAATAAATTAGCCAATAGTATCCTTATGCGTAAGTAATATCGCTATTTATTTTAAATGTACAAGATGAACCATAAACGTCGTCGATAGCAATGTTGTCAATAGCATAATCTGATAATATTCCAGTAAAGGTAATTGTAAACGTAGTACTAGATGTATCTGTTCCTACAATCGTAACTGACTGACTTGCTGGTGATTGACTTAATCCAAGTAAGAAAGATTCAGCACTAGGGGATGCCTTAAAAGTGATGGTACAATCTTTTCCATCAGGCAAGCCACCCATATATGTTTTACGGGTCGAAGCAAGGACCGTTATGTCTACCATAGTTACGCTATTGCCAATACCACTAACAGAGACGGCTTCGCCAAGTAATGTTTCCCCAACAGTTACAGTCGTTCCAGCCGAAAATATAAATACAGGTGCAGTCATTGAAGACCCTCCAAATTAAAAAGCTTTCCTTATGTATGATTCGATTTAAGAAAAATAAACCAAGAAAATAAAGTCAGAAGCAATATGGTAAGTGCCTTGGTCGTCGCCCTCTACCTCTTCCCACATTTCAGTTCTTTCGTCTAATGTCGTCTGCCCAACAACTAACCCCGACATATCGCCCTGGAAGCCATCTAACGCTACTTCGCAATTGGTGGCTAGATTATCAGCAACAATGTAATCAACGCTCCAGCAATCAATCTGGACCCTTATACGGCTTAAATTAGCTCTTCCTAATGCTAAAGTATGATCGTTAACTTGGCTGATAAGATTCATGCTGATCGCAGGAAGGGTAGCCGTTTGCGGAATATGGTAAGGGAAGATATTTGTTCCAACTACAGAAGTTATGGAATCGTAGGTAAGTAATTTGGCACGAAGTTGTATTAGCATTAACTATCTATTGCCCAGATGTAACGATTCTATTTAAACCTTCGAGAATTAAACGCATTGCTTCATCGGCGGCTTCTTTACCTTTTTCATCATAGGCTTTTCGGATAAATCCAAGAGGCTTTTGTTTACGTGTTCCAAGCTCAAGGAAAGCCCCATAGTATTGTTCACTATTCCTAAATCCCTTGGCTGAAGAACCGATTAAAAAAGCAATTGTTCCTTTCTTTTTTTTCTTTACTACTCTAATTTTCAATGACTTTTTTAAATCGCCTGTTTCGCCAACTGGTACAAGGTTTTTTATTTCAGCAAGAATTGGTTTAGCGGCGGTTCTAATGGCGTCCCTGATTACTTTCTTTTCTACCTTCGGAGCCAGTTCACTTAAAGCTTTCTTTACATGTTGCAAACCTGATATTTTGACCCTAGGTATTGCCATTAAGTACCTCCAACCGCTACTCCGCCCGAACAAAAATTAAAATAACTAGCATGTTTATTGCTTTCTGTGGCAAGAATCGTTTGATAAATATTCAATTCGTCATAATTTAAAACGCTAGTAATATCAAAAACACGTCCATTATAAATAATTCTAAAGGTACTATTGAGCCCAGCAATGTATCTGATGGTTATTTTATGAGTTATTTGTTCTTTAACCTGTTGATTGTTGATGATTTCCTTGGCTGTAACAGGTTCTATTGATGCCCAAACAGTGGAAAAATCAGGAAATGTTTCTACTAATTGCCCCGATGCTGAAGCAGTTTGTCTTAATTGTTGAATCAATATAGGGTGCCGTAATTTACCAGCTTCTACAGTTCTCATGTATAAGAACCCCATCCTTCGGTAGCAAGTAACCGTTTAATGCCAATCGGTACTTCGTGAAGTTCTGTTTCGCTAGTTGGTTCACGTTGTTTGTAAAGTTCCGCAGCAAACATGGCAATTGCTGTCCTATAAGTTTGGGGCACGTCTGTAGGATTGTCACCATAACCACAGGTAAAATTAATTGTTACAGCATTAAAGATTGGTCTTAGAACGGGCCAGACTTTTCCATAATCAGGCATAATTCTTGCTGGTTGACTAGTGGTATCAACAACATAAATGGAACTATCAACCGTTTGTACAGTGCCATTCATGCTGATGTATTGAATCCAATTAACGGTTTGTAACGGCGGTAATTGCAAGCGAATCATTGTTCTTGGGAATAGGTCCATTGTCATTTGCCAAGTCGCTGTAATGAATTGCCGTTGACTCTGGGCTTCGATTGATCTTCTAGCCGCCAAAATATAAAGAGCAAGTAAACTATCTTCAGCAGTAGTTGTTATTCTATCCTGATCGTGTACATCTTGGACCGTAATAACTTCAGTTGCTGGTGGCGTTATTAATGTTAGGGATGAATGAATAAACATTACTTAACCGCCTTTTTGGGAACTGCAACCTTTTTTACATCGGCGGTTCTTACTTGCTTTTCTGGTTTTGTTGCTACTTCTATTTTTTTTGGTGTTACCCACTTTGCAAAATGATTCTTTACAAGGTCGATGGCTATATCTTCCGGTAAGCTAACTGTTGTTCCTGCTTTGAAGCTTCCTAACGGACTGCAAAACGTATGGAGTAATATTACTGATTTAGTATTCATGCAGTTATTTAGGCGACGACCAATAAAAAAACCATGGCTAGTTTTACCCAACCATGGCTTTCAAGAATAAAAGACCACTCAACGAGAGTTTTAAAAATATTACGAGGTTACAATCTGTCCACGAGCAAAAGCTTGAGCAAGAACTGGTCCGCCTGATCCATAGTATCGACCAAGGAAACCAATTTCGGATGTATCTGCATAGCGTTCATTCAAACGTTGCACTTCAAGGTCTCCAAGCTCTGTTACTGTATAGTAGCTGAAATCACCAAACACCCATGTATATGAGCCATTAGTGAGTGCACTTGGAGCATATTCCGAATAATATAAAGGATGAGAATCTAATGTCTCTGGTTGACCAATAACTAAGCTGGGCTCCCATAAATAACGATTCAACGAATCTTTAAGCAACCTGATGGTTTTAGCCAAGCTTCTATGCATAACCCAAGCACAAGTTTTGCTCTTCGTATATTGTTGAGCAAGACTGTAGGTAGTATCATATATTGCATCAGATGTAACAGTCGCCCCAATATTCACATCTTGCGAAGTTGGAATACCAGAAGAACTTGCAGTGAATACTCCGAGCGGTTCGCCACTCCCACTGCCAGTCAAGTAGGCATTTTCGCAGGCGACGGCAAATTTATACACCATACGAGAATTGATTAAGGTTTCAATATCAGATGCTTGTTTCATCATCTGGTGACTTACCTTAATTAATTTAGCAAGCAAGGCAGGAGTCAAATCAATATGACTAATTGCCATTGCGGAATCAGGAGTAAAGGAATCAGGAATTTCAGCGGTCCAATCTGCATCGCTCAAATCGGTTCCCAATGTTCTAACTCTTAAGCTAACCGCTGAACCTAATGTTTCTACTGTTGCCATTTGACGAATAAATACAAGATTATTTAGCGCAATAATAAATTGTTTTGAAAATTCAACGGGGGCTAAATAGTCAGTGCCACCAGTACCAACACTTAAATCACGAGTTTCACCAGTCTTCAAATAATTGGCAAAAGCCTTACGATACTGGGTTGATGCATGCCGACGATTGTCACCACGAGTTTCTGGTTCAGCTAACAAAAATTTAGAACGAGGAGAACTGTTTTGTTCTTCTGGTGCATCCTCAAGATCTTCTTCAGCACTTTCTAATTTTTCTAATTGTTCTACTCGGCTAGTAAGGTCATCAACTTTCGCCATTATCTGATCGACTTGGCTTTGATCTTCGGCGGTTGGTTCATCGCCAGCACGGTTAGTTATTTCACGAGCATCATGCACAAGTTTCGCAATATCTTTTCTGAGTTCTACTGAATTCTTCATTTTTCTCCAGGGATTTATATTTTAGTAATAGCTTTGCTTGTCCGTTCGTCGTCCAATACTCAGCACTGTTATTTTGTTATTCTTATCTAGCTATGAAGTCTTAAAATTCTTTTGGTTATTTCCCAGCGAAGCTGATTTGTAGATTTTAAATTATTGATTTGTTTACTTCTTAGTTGAGCCTCTGTAGCTTCATACGCTGGGAAAACTACTAACGAAATGTCGTAAAGTCCACATACTTCTGTTATTTCTCTTACTTCATTTCCATCTTCTCTGGTCCATACTTCTGCTTCTGGTTCGCAATTAAAAGCAAAAGACATTTGGTCGATGATTTTTTCTCTCATCAGATAGGTAATATCGTTGCCCAAAGTTGTGTCTGGGATATCGAATTCTATTTTTAATCCGTGGTCGTCTTCAGCAATTCTTAGGCTACTGCTCGTAACGGTCCCACCAACACGTCTAAAACGACCCAGGATGCGACTGTTATCATGGTCGCAGTTAGCAACCACGTCTAAATCAGGTGATTCTAGAACAGACCTAAAAGCCCCTTTACGAAGTCGTTCACGGAAGCCCCCAAGATCGACTGAAAGAGAATCGTAAACGGCGGCATAACCAACGATTTTTGAAGGGGCTTCTGGTTCTGATCGAAGTTCACACTTGAAAGAACGTATTTCTTTTTTCTTCATACGTTATTTAGTAGATTTAAAGATTTTTTCTGCTCGATCCCTTTCCCATCCAGTTAACAATGTTTCGATTGCTTCTGGTCGTTGGTCTGATGTTGTAACTTCTTCTAGTTGTTTTAAAGCTTCCATGCTCATTTGGCACCATCCATGTGCGAGTTGTTTTAAATTTGTTTTTTGTTTTGTGACAACTTGATGGCAACGGACAGATGGAGTTAATTGTTCAATAATATTACTTACGTGTTCATCATAAAATTCATCAATCCATTTTTTAAAATCAGTCTTGGAACAATTTCTTCTAATGGCTGTAAATTCTCTCCTAAGCAATCTATTAACCCCATCAAGAACAACATCATGAACCGCTTGGCGTTCCTCTTCATCATCGTCTTCTTCGTCGTCTGGGTGTTTGGCTTCATTAATCGGTTTAGGAGTTGTTGGGGAAAGGGGTAACGGTGCTTTACCTAATTTGTCAGAGTCGATCATATTCAGCGGAGAAAGGTAAATTTGTCCTTCACCATTTGCCAATCTGTTTTGTCCTTCTTCTGATCGAATTTCGTCAACATTCATCCAGCCCCACTGACGAGCCATAGCATAGTACTTACTTCTCATGTCGGAATTTGCCCGAAGAAAAGACATAAAGTTATGCTGACAAAAATATCGTTTACGTTCATCTTTTGAAAATAACTTGATGTTTAACTCGCCTTCAATTGAATCGCACCATGGTCGAAGAGA